TAAAGATTTTCCAGAATTGGAAAAAGACTACATGTTCAAGAGTCAGCTTGGTCTAGATTATGTTTCGGACAACCCATTCAAGAGAAATCAGGAGATGGAGATCATTACAAAGAAGAAAGAATCTGTTGATAAATTAATTGCTTTGACCGACGACACAGGAACAGGATTCTTCTCGGTCCCGTATCTAATTCAGAATTATCTGGGTCTTAGCCATGATGACATCAAGGCAAATGAAGAAGCTAGAAAAAAAGCAGAAGAGAAGAAGAAAGAAGGAGCAGCACCGGCGGAAGGAGCACCAGCAGCGGAAGGAGCAGCACCAGCAGAACCCGCAGCAGCACCAGCAGAAGCCCCACCAGCATAAAAAAGATAAATGGCAGGATTTTTAGATTCAAACCCACAGAATAGATTCGTTACCCAGCTCTACAAAAATCTGAGTAGAATTGGCAAATTCGGAATGCAATACGAGGACATGGTCCTTCGTAATTCTCAAACTATTGGGCAAACTGAATCTCAGATGTTTTCCGAAGAGGGAACTGGATTCACTAACGATAGTGCTTTTTATTGGACCCTTGGGTACCAAGACACAAGAATAAGAAAATATATTGCTTATTTTGATAAGGACTACATAGGCAAAAGAGATTTCTTAAGAAAATTCTCACTGAATGGGGAGATTGATTTCATTCTAGAAACGATTTCTGACGAGGCAGTTAACTATGACGATAAGAACTTCTTCTGTCAACCTCTACTTAATAATATAGATCTAAAGGATAAGATTATAGACAAAGTTTATGAGAATTTCAAAACGATCTACATGCTCTATGCTTTCCAGCAGAACAACCTAGCTTGGCAGCTATTCAAACAATTCTTAATTGATGGATTTCTTGCTTTTGAGATTGTTTACTCTACAGACGGAAAGAAAATAGTCGGATTCAAAGAACTTGATCCTACCTCATTACAGCCTCACACGGAGAAAGCTCCGGATGGGTCTTTCGAGCAGATTTGGATTCAGTACCCAAAAGATTCTCAGCTTTCTAGAAAACTAAAATCTGAGCAGATCATCTATATCTCTTATGCCAAAGGAAATTCTATTTCTAGAGTTAGTTACGTTGAAAGACTGATCAGATCTTACAACATTCTAAGGGTAATGGAGAACACCAGAGTAATCTGGAACGTGATGAATGCTTCATATAGATTGAAGTTTGTCATTCCTGTCGGAACCCAATCCCAACAGAAAGCAATGCAAACCCTGGGTCAGCTGATGTCTTCTTATAAGGAAGAAGTTAGTATTAATGACACATCGGGGGAACTTCTAGTGAACGGAACTCCAAAGATTCAGTTCTATAAGAACTATCTATTCCCAGAAAAAGACGGGCAGTCCCCACAAATTGATGTTCTGAACGCAAATGGTCCAGACTTTAACGTAATGGAGAATGTGATCTATTTCTACAATAAGCTGAAGATGGATTCTAAAATTCCATATGCAAGATTTGCAGGCAGAGGAGCAGCTCCTGCTAACTATCAAATCTCGATCGATCAGCTTGAAAGAGACGAAATCAGATTTGAAAAATTCTTAACTAGACTTAGATCTATCTTCCAAGAGATAGTAGTTAAACCTCTCTATATTCAGATGTGTTTGGATTTCCCCGAACTCTCTAAAGACAGAAGCTTTAAGGCTAATCTTGGCCTGGATTACTATAGCGAGAATCAATTCTCGAAACTTTTGGATCTGTCCCACCTAACTAAAGCAACTGATTTTGTTACCTCTCTAGGGGAAATAAAGATGAAAGTCGGTGAAGAGGAAAAACCATATTTCGATAAAGATTTCTTAATCAGAAGGTTCCTTCCTTTATCCAAAGACGAATTTGATAAGAATAAAGTCTACAAAGAGGACGAGGCAAAAGAGGCAGAAAAAGCTAAGAAAAAAGAAGGCAAAGAGGGAAAAAAAGAGGAAGAATCATTCACCCTTTAATTTAGACCGTATATTCATGTAAGATATCCTCTACATGAAAAAAGAACTCAGAGTCCTACTAGCCGTCGAGTCCCTAACTGGGAACGGATCACAGAAAGAAAAACAAAAATTAATTTCCGATAATCTATCGGAAGAGATGCTCTACATTCTAGACGTCTGCTTTAATCCTTTTATCACGACAAAGCTTCATAAATTGGAGATGTCTAACGAGATCATCGAGGAGGAATTTCCTGGATTTGAGACTTTTAAGGATTTGATAGAGGATCTAAAAAAAGCTCCTGCAGCAAACGACGCACTTAGGTCTAGAGCAAATCACCTCATCAACTGCACAATCAAAGAGGAAGACCTTGCAGAAGACATCAACCTTAGGATTATTTTAATGAAGATCCTCACCAAGAGGATGAATATCGGAATTGGCGCCAAACTAATCAATAAGACTGTAGGCAGGGAACTAATTCCTGATCCATCGGTGATGCTAGCATCTGATGACCAGAAAGAAGTTGCAGGATGGGATAAGATCTACTGCGAAGAGAAATATGACGGTGTCCGTGTGATAGCAAAAGGCAATAGAAACGGATTCCAATTCTACACAAGGGCTTTCAACGAGTTGGATAAGGCTAAACTTTCGGGAATTGAAGCTGAACTAATTAAGATGCTTCAAGGGGCAAACATCGTCGGGGAAGTCTTCTTTGATGGCGAGCTAACCGACTTAAACCGAAAGTCTGTCTCAGGAAAGGTAACTCAAATTCTGAAGGGAACTGCCCCTGACGACATTGATAAGGGATTTATCTTCCACGTATTCGATCTGGAAAAAGCAGAAGTTCTAGAATCGGGAAAAGGAACTACTTTATTCTCTAAGAGAAGAAAGGAATTGGAGTTCCTCTTTGGATTATTCCCTAATTCGGAAGGACCGGTTAAACTAGCCCGCCAGTGGGTAGCAGACACAATGGAAGAGGTTAATGCCATCTACGGGGTAATTATTTCTAACGGGGGTGAAGGGGTAATTCTAAAGCCAGAAAATCATGTCTATGAGTGCAAGAGAAGCAGAAATTGGGTGAAGCTAAAGCAGATCCAAGACTGCGATTTAGAAATAGTCGGATGGTACCCTGGAGAGGGCAAGAGGGAAGGCTACATCGGAGGACTAATCTGCACAGATGCAAGTAGAACTCTGGAGGTTAGAATTGGATCTGGATTCACAGATGCAGATCTAAAGTCTCTGAGTCAGAATGCAGACGATCTCATAGGAAGAATAACAGCAGTCCAGTACAACGAGACCATCACAGATAAGTTCGGGGGACGCAGTTTATTCTTACCCCGCTTCATCGAAATCAGAAGCGATAAAAATCTTCCAGATGATATGTCTAGTATGTTCTAAAAACAGAAACTAACGACCCCCAGAACACTATAATCATCAACTATGATCCAAGATCTATTAACAGAAAAATTAAGACCGAAAGAAATAAGACATATGATTCTCCCTCCGAGAATTCGTGTCCTATTTGAAGACAAAGGACTGAACCAAAACGTCCTTTTGGCAGGTTCCCCCGGATGTGGAAAGACAACACTCGCTAAAATTTTAGCCAAGGATCTTCCCCATATGTTCATCAACGTATCAGACGAAAGTTCAGTGGATACGATCAGAAACAAGATCAACGACTTCTGTTCTAATATCTCGGTATTGGACGGGAAATCCTCTAAGAAGGTAGTCATTTTAGACGAGTTTGACGGAGCTTCGGATCAATTCTATAAAGCACTAAGGGGAACGATCGAAAAGTTTGCAGGCAACACGAGATTCGTTGCTACGTGCAATTACATCAATAAGGTCCCAGATGCAATCCAGAGTCGATTCGAGGTCATTAACTTTGACCCTTCTACCTCAGAAGAAGAGGAGATCATTAAGACCGAATGGAGATCTAGAGTAAGATTAATTCTAGGAAAACTTGGAATCTCCATCGACGATGACTCTCTGTCCGCATTTGAAAAGTCTTACTTTCCAGATTTTAGATCAGCTTTAAATAGAATCCAATCCTGGTCCATTGAAGGGGTAACCCAGCTGGATCTGGCTAAGGTTAAAGAAGCAAACTGGTCTTACGAGGATCTCTATAAGATGTTAATGACTTCTAAAGATCCGGTAAACAACTATCAAGTGCTTGTTGGCCAGTATTCGACTAAGGTTGATGATGTTATGACTTCTTTAGGAGGAGAATTCATCGACTGGATAGTAAAGAATCACCCAGACAAGGCTAAGATTATCCCTTCTACTATTGTATTAGTTGCTTCACATCAAGCTCAGAGAACTTCAGTAATTGATCCTGTGGTCTCTCTACTTTCTCTATTTTTTCAAATTCAAAAACTAATCGACTAATGGAACTACTACCAGAAATAATCAGAAGAAAAGGATTCTTCTATAACCTAGAAAAGAGAGGAATTAAAGCTCTAATCTATAAACAAACAGATGCGGAAGACGGATACATTGCTGCCTACGAGGTCTTTAAGATCAAAGTGGATCAACCCAAGGTCGTCTTCGGGATTCAGCTAAACGAGAGGGAGATTTTCCCCGCCAATGAAGACTTTGGAAAGTGGGCTTGGTCCTGTCCTAACTTGGAAAAAGCCGAAGTCAAGTTCCAGTATCTAGAAAATTTAACAGAGGATACTGTTCAGGAGGAGATTCCGGAAGAGGAGATCCAGCTGGACGATGAATAAGGGAGCACTCCTTTCGGTCCTACTAATAATTGCTGGTCAATCCGGAGCCTGGTTTCAGCAGTTTGCTCAAGCTAGATTCGAGTGGATGAGAAATAATCTATGGGTTAACATTTTAATCATTGGATCTTTTGTCTCTTTCGCCTTTGTTTTTGCAGCAAAATATGGAATGGATTCTTTCGGCAGCGCTTGGTCGTATCGTCTAATTCA